GATGACGCCGGCGCGGGTGCCTTCCTGAGTTGCCTTGCGATCGTCCTGGACTTGCTTGTCCCTCAGCGTGGCCGCGATCTGCCGGTAAGCGACACCGCCGGCATCGCCGACTGCACCTACGCCGAGCGCAGCACCCCCGAAGCCCCAGCCGCCCATCGGGCCGACGGTCGATGCACCCCAATTAACGGTATCGGAACGCATGAAGCGACCGAACTGGCGCATCCACCCTGGCAGGCGGTACAGCCCGGCCTGCTCTCCCATTTCCGGCACGCCGCCGCGCGCATAGGCCGACAGGTAGGGCATAATGCCCGTGCCGCTGCCGTGGGCCGGCATACCTTCCGCTGTAATCCCGGGTACCGTCCCTTCCATCGCCGCTTCCATGCGGTGCCGCCTGATCACGCTTCCTAGCGCCCGGCGCATCAACATAGCGCCCCCAAATGCCGCACCACCGGCGCCCGCTGCCGCTCCTGTACCCGCTGCTGGCCCCAATACCCAATCCGGCGGCGCGGCCGTCCCGATCGTCGCAGCAGGCGCGCCGCCTTCGCCGAACATACGTTGACGTTCGAGTTCCGATATCGGTTTATGCGCGTGCCGATTGAGAAATTCCCACCATCCTGGCAGCTTCTCTCGGAACTGCGCCCCCTGCTCCACGCCCATCTTCGTGGGTGATTTCAATTCGCCCTTCGCTGCAGCATCGAGGAATTTCGTTATGGCATCCGTCGCGGTCGAAAGGGTCGGAGCAAAATCCGCACCGACCGTATTCTTCAGGTTCTTGAGCGACTCGCCGAGCTTGTCGAAACCCTCCTGTGCCTTGGTGCCCTTGGCGAGCATGTCGTCGGTGAAATGACCCTGCGTCCGGAGAATCTCTTCATAGGCCTCACTCAATTCCTTCCCGGTCTTGGTCGCCAGTAGACCTGGAAGGCCGAAGAACTCGTAGAGCTTTCGTCTCTGATCGGGATCGGCGATCTGATCGCCTAACTTAAAGAGGCCCTTGAGCTGCTGTTCGCGATCGAGGCCCTGAAGCGCTGCGATCTGGGCGGCCATGTACGGATGAAAGGTGCCGATGATAGCCTGCCATTCGGCCGCCGAATGCCGAGCCATCCTCAGCATATGGTCGGAGAAGTCGGCCATCCCCTTGTCCATGCCGGCGGAAGAGGAGCCGACGCGGATTGCAAGAGCCTCCAATGCGCGAATCTGATCGGCCGAGAGCCTGGTCTGCTTGGACAAGTTGGACAGGTCGCGCGCGGTGCTGCCGAAGTTGGTCACCGACGCGATGATCGCCCCGATGCCGCCGGCGACGGTCAGCGAGGAAACGCCCAGGGCCGTCATGGCGGGGCGCACGCTGGAGTTCACCAGATCCGTGAACTGACGATAGGCGCGGCCCTGCTCGGTGACGGCCTGAGTATGCTTGCGGGTGTTGTCCGTCCCTTTCTTGAGAGTGAAATCCATGTCGACGCCGAGCCCGCGCAGCTGGCGTTGCATGTCGCGGATCGGCGCTGAAAACTTGTCGATGACCTGCGCCGTCATGCGCAGCGTGTCATCCTCGGCCATCAGCTTTTACCCCTCTTTTTCTCTGGGCTCGATATGGGTCTTGTTCTGCTGATCGGACAGCGACCGCTGCAGGTCGCGCAGCGGTCCGGCCCATTTGTTGACCACCTCGGCGGCAAGGCGCAGCGATTCTTCCTGGCTCATGCAACACCGGCAAGGTCGGCATGGCGAGAAGGAACGGCGCCGGGCCCATGTTCCCGGCGCCCTTGGCCGTCGACCTGGGTCGGCGACCGGAGCGCGACCGGAGCAAGCAAGCCGCGCGTTTTGCAACGGCGCGGGTGCCTCCGCCGCGCCGCTGCGGGCGTCGGCGCCACGATGAAAACGCCGGCCAACTTTGGCCGCCGGGCGATCCCCGTCGACGGCGACCTTTTTCGGATATGGCGCGGATCGGCATCACCGGCCGGCTGCCGACCCGCGCCACCGGCCGCGCGCGCCCCTTGGAGGGAAAGCGAGTGCTGCCGAGGCGAACGGCTAGGGCTATGTCTCCCTGGACGTTCGCTTTCCCGAATTTGCATGGAGGCCATTTGCATAACCCGGCGCATCGAGCCCGTGACGATTAAATGCCGAGTGTGATTACCTCGGGCTTGCGATGAGCGTATTCGTTGGCCACCCGAGGAACATAGGGGTCGGGAAGACGGCCGGTCTCGAGGACCCTTCGCCATGCGCCGTTCGGCGCGCGACCACTGCGGTGCGGGCTGAGGCCACATTCGAAGACGATACCCGCGTTGAGATTGGGCAGTTGGACTTTGACGTCGCCGCTTGCAACGCAGGCTGCGATGAAGGCGCCACCGGTAATCCGGTCGTGTGCGATACCTTGGGCCTTACACCAACCCGTGGCCGCATCACACCACCAGCTGAGAGCGACCTCTTTATTGGGCACCTCCATTCTATAAGCCTGCGTATTGACGTATCGCAGAGCTGCGCGGAACGGCCGGTCGAAGTCGCCTGTCAGGAATGGGGGCCTCGAGCCGTCGTCCAGCAAAAGATGTCGATATCGCGGATCGAGGCGCAGAAGCTTAAGCAGTCCGTCGGCCTCGGCATCGGATGGCACCCCGGCCGGCGGTGTTTCGAGCGGATAGAAAATCCGCGGTCCTTCATCGCGACGGGAAGGCGCTGGGACGGGCGATCGCGCCGGCTTCGCCGCAAGATCGGCCATTTGCGCGCGCAACGCGCTGTTCTCAGCCTCTACTTCCTCCATTCGCCGCGTGAGCGCGGCGAGAGCTTCCGACTCGTTCTTGTCCATTTTATCCCCTCAATCTTTGATGTGTTTAGATGTGCAAAATCGCGACAGTGCCGGATGCACACGCGCGATTTTGTGCTTTACAATTCCCCTCGTCGTTTTTTTCCCGCCGCGACGATTGCGGCGGCGAGGCCGGTCGGTTCCGAAAACTCGGCCGCGCTGGTTGGCGTTCTCGCCTTTTCACCAGCGGCAAGAATCCTTCTCGCCGTTGCGGCCGGAGAGTTGTCGATCGGCTCTGCTTCCAGATGGCGGCGATGATCTGTGATGATCCCGATGATTGTCTTCGCCTCTTCATCCTGTCGGGCGTACCGCTCCCGCCGTTCTCTTTCGCTTTCGGCTTGAGATTTTTGAGAACCGTTCTTCCTGTTCTCAGCATCGCGCAGCATCAATTCCAACAACCCGCGCCCCTTGGGCAAACGCGGCGAAAGCGACGCGAGCTGCCTCACATTTTCGATGAAGCTCATAATCTCCCCCTTGCCATCCGCGGCGGAATAGCCGCGGATTGGACGATGCTTTTTTCCAGGAATTGGATGAGGTCGCTGCGCCGATAGCGAATCGCGCGGCTTCCGAGAAGCTTGGCATAGGGCGGCCCGACGCCCCGCAACCTCCAAGCCTGCAGGGTGCGAACCGAAACGCCAAGCAACTCAGCCGCCAAATTCTCCGGCAGAGCGGCGTCCCGATCGAGAGGCATGTACGATAGCCCAAGCATTACTGCGCCCTTCGCTGATTTGCGATGGCGAAGCTAGAACACGCAATCGGGCGCCGTCATTATTTGCAAAATTGCGAGGCTAAATTAGCGCGCCTATTTCTTTTTGGCGGGCGACCGCGGTCGTCCTCGACCTCGATCCCACTTTTCCTTCACCAGCTGACGGATTAACTTTCGGTTGGTGAATTGGGGGAAAGCGAGCTGCGCATCCTCATAGGCTTTGGCCTGAGACGGAGCGCTTTGACATTTTGGCGCGTAGACCGCGTTAAACCAATGGCGCACTTCCTGCTGGCTCGGCTTCTGCGCCTTCGCCTTCGCGGGCTGAAGCACATCCTCGACCTCGACCGCACACGCAATTACTGCGCCGAAGGCTCGCACGGTCGAGGCATCGAAATCTGGAATCAGCAAATCCCATCGATCGCTCGATATGAGCATCGGTTTACCGCGAAGCAATTTCGCTGGGTCGAGCCCGCGTGCGATGTAACGCCCTTCCCGAAGATGATCAATCACTGACTGCCGAAGATAAGGCAACAGTGCGGGGTAATGCGGGAAGGCGTAGGCGCCTGCTCGTTTCGGAAATGATGTCAAGCCGAACTGCCTTGCACGATCCGCCATGCACGTAACAATGCAATCCTCGATCGATCGTTGATCAAGCAGTCGATGCGCCTCCTTGAGCGCTATAAAGCCTTTCGGTCGTGGCCATATCGCTAGCATTTTAACGGCACGAACCGTGACGGCTTGCCGGAGATCGCTCGGTGCGGGTCTCTCCTCTTGTTGGCGCGCTACGCGGTTAGCAATGCGCTTTTCCTTCGCGTCATCAGGCGGCATGTGGCGCTCTCCCCGTGGCGCATAGCGGCTCGATCCTGATGATCCGCGGATCGCAAAGCACCTCGCTTTCTTGGCGATCCGTGAGCACGGCGAAAATTCGTTCTTTGCGCACCCTAGCAGTTACGATGACAGGATCAGTGACAGGCACCCTGTGCGGGCGTGCGAAGAATTCCGCGGTCTTGCGGTTCCTGGTCCAAGAAATTCCTTCAGCATGAACGCGCGAGCAACCGCGATAGACCGTAACCGATTTTGGCAGACCAGCGAAAAACTCTCGATCGACTGCCTCCTGATAGGTGAGTGCTGGCTCCTGGCCGGTGACTTCATACAGTTGATCGAGAAGGTCTTCTTTCAGGTCCGCAACCCCGTCGCACATGCTCCAATTGGCGAGAAACACCGGCCAAAATTCACCGGGCGCTCCCGCTGCACCTCTCCAGGCGAACAAATCCAACATCCAAGCTGGCCTCGAAAAACTGTCGGCCAGGTCGAGATAGCTGTTCGCAGCGTCTATGAATTCAGCCGTGTTTTTTGCCTCTAAGGCGTCGGCGCGCCGAACTTCAATCTCCCGCTCGAATTCGGCGCATGCCGCGGCCATCCGTTCCCTATCGGCCGCCGGGAGCATGGATATTATTTCGTCCTCAGAGAACCATTGCATTTGTGCTTCCCCAGGCGTCAGGGCAGGGTTTGGTGTTCGGGGATCATAACGCGACGCTCGCCCGAATCGCGCGGGCAAGCGTCGCCCGCTTGTGGATTACGCGATCTATCCACAAACGATGATCCCGACCCGATTGCGCTTTTCCCATCCGCGATTAGAAGGCCGCTGGCGCGGCTTGCGGCTCGGGCTGTCTCGATGCCCGGAGCCGATTTTAACGCATGGGCCTAAATCCCGCGGGCCGCATTCCCTTCGAGCAGGAGAGCGATTTCTTAGGAGCAAAGGGTTCGCGTCGAGTACGCCATCCTCCTCGGCCTCCGCGAGATACCGTAGCGTCGCGATAGCGCCTTTGATGGACGTCGGCTTGGTCCCGGAAAGCGCGCGGGCGGCATCGTTGAAGGCCTCGCTGAGCCGCTTCCCTTCCGCATCCGCATCGGGCGCATCTTCGTCATGCGCGCCTATCGCGTCCCATGCCGCCCGAGTTGTCGCGAGCGCGGCGAAGATCGGATCGACCGTGGGTGCCCCGCTCGTTGGGCGATTTGCGGCGGTCACGACACGCCTCCCGACATTCCGTCCGCGAGGGCGATCATGTCATTTATGGCGGCTTCCGTTATCGTGTCCGGGAGTTCATTTGCTTTTGCGAGTCGTGCCTTCGCGGCGACGCCACGCCAGGTTTGCGCCGGCATCGCAGCAATTTCGTCCAGGAGCGTGTTCGCCCGATCGACCGCCTCGTCCCTCACGCGCGTAGCGGCCGCGTGCGCACTCGACCTCCGAGAACATGCTGAGCTTCCCTTTCGCTCGCGCAGCATCCGTTGCCTTGTGATGAACTCATCGGAGTATCGCTCCTCGATCGCGATCGCTCGGTCCGCCTCAACGTCCGCGGCGTTGAAATCGTCGATCAACCTGAAAAGCCCGTCGTCCTTAGTCCGATCGTGCTCGGCAATGACGGAGGTGGTGACCATGACGGCGCTTTGGCGGAGCGGAGGCAAAACGGCTAGGGCGGCGACTTCCGCCATTTCCCGCAGAGCGTCAGCGATGGCGGGCAAAAAGAGAATTGCTTCGGCCTTCGTCTGCGGACTGCTGCGGGCGACGTCGAGCCAATTGGCTGGATCTCTCCAATAGCTCATCGACTCGACCGGAATGCCTACATGATCGAGCGCCGCTATGACGCCGCCCACCGTCGTCGGCCGAGCGAGCATCAGTGCGTGCAGCGAACCAATCTTCGCGGCCTCGGCGGCCTTTCGTTTTTCCCAATATTCGGGGTCGACCATGTGGCGGACCGTGCCATTGATCCCGAACATCTCTTCGTAGGCTTCGACGGCATCCCTATGCGAGGCGATCGCGGCAAGTATTGGGTCGTGCACTGCCGGCGCGGCCAGCGCGGGAACGAGCGGAGCGGATGCCAGGGTCGCGGCGGCCGGGAGCACCGCGGCGCGGCTCAACAGGAAACGACGGTTGAATTTTAACATGGCGGTGAACCTCCGTTGTGGGTTGAGCACCCGCAAGGCGGCTGACCGCTGAGTTTTTTGGTATGGATCGATTCGGTCATGACGCGCCCTCACACGGTGCGTTGTGGCAAGTCGTCGGGGCGAGGTGTTTCCGCACCTCGTCCCGGCGCGCGCGAATCATCGCACGAAAGGCGCCGGATTGGAATCCCCCTTCTCTCGGCTGCGGCCTAGCGCCGATCCATAAAAGTAGCCTGCAAGGGGGGGTGCCGACGAGCACGGCGGGCCGCCCGCGCGCGCCTTGCGCCGCCCACCACCCGAAACAGCACCCCCCGAGCCCAATTGCGGAGAGGCCGCGCCCGAACGCGGCGGGCTAGGCCGCGGGGCCTTTGGACGGCATCTCTTCCGACCAGAGCCAGATGCGCGGCTTCTTCACACCGGAAATCGAAGCTGTTGTCGCGACAACAGCTTCACTTTTTCCTTCGGGCGGTACTCGCCAAAGTGGAGCGCCGGTAAGGGCGACCGTTGACGCAGCAACCCGCAAATCCAGCCGTAACGGTGGCGCCTTAGGTGAGCGCTCGTGCGTGTGCAGGTCTAGAGGGTCAATCGGAGCCGGCAATCCGCCGAAGAAACAGAAGAGACAGAGGGCCCCGGCAATGGCCCGACGGCAGCGACGGCAGTGTCGACAGATCATGCTGTTATACTCCCGCGAGTATTCGAGGAGGTCAGCAATTCGCCCGGCATCGACCGACCGCCAAATTCGGCGGGTCCTGCACCTCGTTGCAAAATGCTACCATCACTCCGCGCGTTGCAAGCGTGGCGCGCGCCACTCGGGGCGCCGGGATAAGGAGCGGTGCCGGCGCAATTTTGGTCTCCCGGCGCGTATGCCTCTGTGCTTAAACTTTCGACATGACCGCTCCGCCGCGTGAGACGATCGACGGCAATGGCAACGTCACGGCGCCCGTATTGGCGCGCTGGCTCGGCATTTCCGGCAAGGAGGTCTACGACCTCGCCAAGGCCGGCGTCATCGTGAAGGCCGGGCGCGAACTCTATGCGCTCGAACCGAGCGTGCGCGGCTATTGCGAGTACCTGCGACGGGCGGGCGCTCAGCGGGCCGGGGACACTTGAGCCGCCCAGGGCCAGCCTCCCAGTCTGACTGGGCTGGCGGCGGTGCTCTGGCCTGTCAACTGTGGGCTTTCGCCGTGCATCCCACGCCACAACCCGCCACGCCTGCGCCCCTCGCCGTTGCCGCAACCTATCCATATCGGCCTGCGGCCAGCGTGCCGCGGCGGTGGAAGGTTGTGACCTAGATCAATGCGGCCATGGCGTGCGGCACTACTGTAGTGATGGGCTCAGACAGCGGGGGTTTTCTGAGCTTAGGCGGTCCATAACCGAACGGGCCACGCCCGCTCCGATTTTGGGCCGCCGCTCTTTAGGATCGGCTAGCCGTGTATCCATCGCGAGTCGACAGGGGTTAGCACGCTTCGTGCGTGCTGCCTGTCTTGTTATCGCACGGCACCCACCCAGCTTTAGTTTCCCGGAAGCACGCGGCGATATGCTCACTCTCCCGAATGTCGGCGAGGCGCTTCAGCATACGGCGCACCGATTTATTGCCACCGAGAAATTCTGAATAGAGCGCCCGAAGCAGTCTGTCCGACGAGCCGGGGATCGATGTTTCTCTCTTTTTTTCCCAAAGACGAAGGGTTTGTTCGGTGGTGCCGAGCATAGCCGCGAGATCGCGTTGAGAAGTTTCCATTTCTAGCCGAATGAAGCGGAGTTCGGCCCCTGTCAGCGGTCGTTCCGCTGACACAAGGCTCTGTCCGATTACCTTGTGAAGGCCTTCGGTGTCTTGGATGGAAACGCCTCTCCCGTATGGCGTCTTGTGTTGGCGATATCCGTTTTCGAGCCACACATTGTCGAGGCCGCTCTCCTTATAGTGATACATGGTGCTGCCTCCCGTTAGAATGCGTTGATCACGAGCACGCGCGTTGCCCACTCGATAGCAACGACGCATGTGATTCCCTCTCCTGCTGCATGGCGGTACAAGTTCATTTGCCAGTGGCCGTGTTGGTTCAAGAAGGGTCCTTCCGTTGGTGTGCCTTTCTGCACACAGAGTTCGATCTAACGCCGAGTGATCTTCCGCATCGCCGCCTTCTTGCGGCCATACGGAATCGGAACGATGTTGTCCGTGTTCGCCGCCAGCACGCGGATGACCTTCAGAGCATCAGGTGCCGACAAATCGGCGGGCTGCTCCAATGGAATGCCCCGCTGCTTAAGCGGGATCACATCTGCTGATGGTGGCGCCACATGGCGCGCCACCACCGGCCGTGCTGACGGTGGTTCCGAAGCAACCATCACCTATAATTATTATAGGTCCGTCAACATGGCAACTAAATAGTTAGCCAATCGTTCCTCGCCAGTTAAACATTTGTAATGTTTAGAGAACTTTTGTCACGGTCCCGGCCGGTCGATGCGGCTTGGCCCTGGCCGATCTGTGCCAATAAACCCGTAAAATCCACTGACGGCCGCGACGCCATCGCCAGCCCTGCCACACGGTTCACTTGCTCACCGTTCGATAGGCGCCGGCGGCGTGTTCCATTCGTAACACGAGTGCATCGTATCGGGCTCATGAGGCGAGCCGCTCCGCGAGGCGCTTGGCAGCTGCGGGGCGGTCTGGTCGAACAGGGACGCGCGTTTCAACGGGAGCGCCTAGCAAGTCCTCTATGTCCGTCTGCGCAGATGCGTGTGATGCTTCACGTTCGGCCTCAAGCTTCGTCCAACTCACGTCGGACATTCCGTACACGCCGAACTTGAGCGCCGCTCCGGTCGCCTGCACCAATGTGTCGAGCGCCTCGTTGTCCTGCCGATCAGCCTTTATCCAACGGTAGACCGTCGATCCGCCGCGCTTCACCGGCATCCGCCGCTCGGCGGTGAGCTCTTGGAAATACTCATCGCCGAACCCGGACGGAAAGGCGACAAAGCCGGTCGCCAGCGGATCATCCTTAGCTAGGTCGCGATACAGCGACATCTTCAAAATCGAGACGCCCAGATGGTAGAAGCGCTTCGAATACTTCAGCAGCATTCCGGTTTTTTCGTTCCGCTCCCGCTTCACGCGGGCAAGGCGCGGCGCGTTGTCGTCACCGCGGCCGCGCACCATGATCAACTTCGACGATGGGTGCCGGCGGGCGAAAGTCCAAACATCCTCGGTCCAGGCATTGCCGTCGATCGCGGTCATATCGATGCCGAGCGACTGGCCGGCGACGTTGCGCCATTGCTTGGCCAGCACAAGGTCGAGGTTGCGCTGGCAATCCGGGTCGGAGATGTGGCGATCGACAATGCCGTAATCGATGACGTAGCGGCGATATTCGCGGCCGAAGCCGACAAGCTGCCATTCGACGCGATCGGCCTGACAGTCGATGCCGAGCATGAGGAGGAGCGCGCCAGCCGGCACCGTACCGCGCACGTAGTGCGACTCCGCGGCCCTATCGCGCAATTCCTCCCAGGGCCTCGCTTCACCGCTGGCCCGGTAGGGCTTGCCGGCCGCATCGTTGATGAAAGTCTTTTCGCCGGCCGGGTCGCCCTTGTTCTTGAGCCACTCGTTTGCGATGCGCTCCCAGCTCTGCAGATAGGAATAGGCGGACCAAATCCAAAAGCTCCGATGCTCGCGCCGCGCCGCGGGATTGCGGGCGCGCCATTCGAACTTCGCGAGCATTTGCGGCCTATGATGCTCCTCAATCATCGCCCCACACGCGATGCACGTGAAATGTGCCTCTTCAGGCTTGGCCGGATCGAGCGCGGCCAGCATGTTGTCCCACTCCAAAACTTGCATTTCCGCGCAATGAGGACACGGTACATAGGGATACTCTTGGCTGCCTGCTTCAAAGTCGCGCGTGACGCGGCAACCGGGGATCACGAGCGGAGTCGAGACCTTGAAGATTTTTGCGAATTCGATCGCGCGAGAGCGATTGTCGGCCTGGGCCTCGGGATCCCCGGCCGAGTTCGGCTCCCACTTCGACAGATCATCCTGAACCTGGAAGTGGATCGTCACCTGTGAGAGCGATGCCGGCGAATTCGCGCCGGTGATCAGCAACGTCGCTAGGCCGTCCTTGCGCTCCTTGTACATGACCGAATCTGCGATATCGCGGGACCGCTGCGGGAATTGCTCGCACACCGCCGTGGTGGAGCGCATCAGCGGCGCCAGCTTCATCTTTGACCAGCGCCGGGCGTTGTCATCGGTCGGATGGGCATAGAGAAAATTGCCCTTCCCCATTACCAGCGAGCCACAGGTGAACACGTTGGCGATCGTCGTCTTGCCGATCTGCGCCGAGCCCATCAGCGTCACAAAGCGACAGGGATCATCCGGCGAAAGCGCGCGCAGGACTTCGTCGAAATAAGGAAACAGGTTCGAATTGTACGGGCCCGGGAATGAGCCCTCATCAATCACAACGTTGTCTTTTGCCTACCGGAGGTAATCGATCAGCGGCGGTGGTTCGAGCGCCCGCGCAAGGGCCTCCATGGCGAGGCGCTCGGCATTGGCAAGCATGATGCCCATGTGGTCACGGCCCCACGCAAATTTCGCGGAGCGCCTCTCTGCACGCCCGATGGAGTGCCTTTTCCACTACTCCCAAAGCCCATATTGAAGCTTCACGTTCGGTCAGCGGCATGGCGCCGCTGACCCGCGCGGCCTCAATCGCCTCAAGGGCCAACTCCTCAATCGCCTCAGGAACCAACTCCTCATATCGGTCGAAACATCGTTCGAACAGCTTGAGCAGCTCCTCGTCGGTATAGAGCGTCATTCTTCATCCCCCTCGGCGCCGGCGGCGGCGGCATCCTCGATAAGGCTCGGCACTTGCTGCGCTTGACCTCTTAGATCAGCGGCGGCGCGGGTTCGCAGGTCGCGGTAGCACTTATTCGTCGCGTGCAAGACGTCCCGAAACGGAATCGAGAACTGCCCGGCGAGCGTTTGGCAAAGTTCGCTCAGCCACCCGTCCCACATCGACATAAGCATCGCATTTGATCGTCCAAGCTCGCGGGTCACGTCCGCGGCGAGGATATATCGGCCGGCGCGCAAGGCAGCGTCCTCGGCGAGTTTTTGGTTTTGCAGGCGGAGTTGATCGAGCCTCGCTTGTCGAACTTCGTCGACGACCTCGAGTCCTCCACTCGATCCGTTCGATAACGACGACGACGCATCGGCCACGATCGGATGTTCTTGGGCATCCTGCTGGCCCGGGTCGAGCCGTCGGGCGAGGTCGCGATCAGCCTGCTCGACCCAAATGCGCGCGCGCATGCCCGAGCCGATCAGTGCGGCAGGCGTGAGGCGACCGGCCGCGATCCAATTGGAGATCGCGGAAGGGCAGCGCTGCTTCATCCTCGCATATTCGCGTTTAGTCACGATTGTCGCCATTGCAACCGTCGCGTGCCTCACCTAAAATTCAGCTTCCTGTTCAGCCTTCGGATCGAACGTTCACACTCCAAAAAAACGCTTTGACTTCAAAGGGTCCTCGCTTGCGCGTGCCCCGTACAAAAAAAGTTCCTTCCAAGGACCCCGTAAGTTTTTGATTTCATTGACGTTATCACTTCTGCCATCTTCGCGGAACCGCCGCCGGCCCGGTTCAGTCGCCTGCCATCGCGTCGAGCAGCGGCGCGGCAGACGGCGCGAGACTCCAAGCGGCAAAGCGCCGCCGATCATCGGCATTCGTGAGCGCCTGGCGGCAGGGTGGTATCCAGCAAACGCGCGTTTCGGGCTGTGCGTCACGACGCCAGACAAACCACGCGTAGCTCGTTGCCGTCGACGCATCTGGGTCCCAGCGTCCCTTGACCATGGGCACGCGCTCCACGAATGGCGCATAGATTGCCGGTGGTCGATCGCGAAACAGCTTCTCGTATCGGCCAATGCCTTCGATCCATTGCGTGCGGACCAGCATGGCGACGCCATCGGTCGCGAGGTCGAGAGCGCGCAAGGTGAATTCGCAAGCCAAGGCGAACGGCGGATTACTGACGATCCAATCTGACCGGGCTAACGGCGCGTCATAGAGGAAGTCGAGCGGCGCCGTGCCATAGCCGTAATCGAATACGTCCGATGCGACGACGTCACCAAATTCCGCCGCGACAGCCGCCATGTGGCCCTCGCCGCACGCCGGCTCCCACATGGCGCCGACGGCACCTTGGCCGATCAATGCGGGCAGTACGTGACGGAATAGCGCACGCGTCGCCCATGATGGCGTCGGGAAAAAGTCGAGCGCATCGGGCGGCTCGCGCCGCTGCGCCATGACGGCGGTGAAACCTCTTGGTTGCGTCAACCCGTTTCCCTCCTCTTAGAGCTTGTTGCCTGTATCGAGGTAGCGATGGCACCAGCTTCCTTCGTTCGAATGCCACTTGGTGCCCACGCACTGCCTGGAGAAATATATCTGATAACCGTGGTGCTTCGATTTTGGTGCCCCACTCCGTTACCGACAGGGGCGGGACGGCCGATCTTGATCCACGCCTTCCATTCTCTCGACAGGATTCGAATGATGTTTGGGAGGTTCTTCCTGCCGCGCCGCCGCTCCTCG